TTTCTTCCCCTTGGCCGCTTCTGCGATGATGCCGCTCAGGTTTTGCTCCTCCTCGAAGCTGTTGTCGTACTTGTGCATCGTGGTGAGCATCAGATCGTTCACCACACGGTCAAGATAGATGCCGAGGTCTCGCAGCGCCTTCTCGTGTTCCTCTTCGCTCACCGTGCGCAGTCTCGCCTCGTCCGCGTGCATCTCGTCCACGTTCCGGTATTCCCGTGTGGCCGTCGCCGCCAGCGTCTCCGGTGTCACACCGTACATGTTCGCGCCCTTGGCTGCCGCCATGTTCATGGCCTTCACGATGTTCTCCGCCGTGTAGTCCCAGTGTGTCTGCGCAAAGCTGCGTCTGCCGCTGTCGGTCACTGCATCCTCGCCGTTGTAGATGCCGCGCTCACCCAGCAGCCCTTCCAGCTGCGGCTTCACCCAGTCCTTCACCGTGCGCAGCGCATCGTTCCAGCTTCCGCCCGGTGCGATCATCTCCATCATCTTGGCCGCCGTGGCTTCCTTGTCGATCTCGCCCGCGCTTCCGCCGCTCTCATAGAACTCCTGCGTGCTCCGGATGAAGTCCTCCACCCGGTTAGGGAACACGTTGTTCTTCATGTAGTAGTCGATGCGCTTCTCCTTGGATTCCGGTCTGCGGTTCAGGAAGTTGGCGTGTTCCTCTGCATAGACCTCCCGGATGGCCTGTTCCGCCGGTTTCATCTCTTCCGCCGTCAGGCGCTCGCCGGTCATCAGCTTCACCGCCAGCCGCGCCACTTCCTGTTCGCCCACCGCGTCGAGGTACCGCTGAATGGTCGCGTTGCTGAAGAAACGGTCGAACTGCTTGTCACGGTACACCGGTTCAAGGCTCTTGCCCTCGCTCTGAAGGAATGCCGCCTGCACCTCCGGATGGTTCGCCAGCTTGTCGGCGATCTCTTCCGGCTCCCATCTGGTCTCATTCTCCAAGCCGATCTTGCCCAGCGTGCCGCTGCCTTGGAAAACGCCGCCCGCAAACTGGCTGGACAGGTTCTTGATGTTCTCATCGAACGCCCGCCGTGCCTCGTAGTTCACCTCGCGCTCCACCAGCGCATTGTCCTTTGTCGGTGTCCATGCGTCGCCGCCGTACACCTTGTTACGCGGGTCTGCCTCCGGGTCTATGGTGGCACGTGGGAACACTACGCTGGTATCTCCGTACTTCGTGTGCCCCTCCGCCGCGTCCACGATGGCCACGGAAGGGGATGGGATGCCGCCCCAGTTCAAGGCCGCGTCACGAATAACAGACCAGTCCTTGTTGTGCACAGCAATCAAGTCCTTCGTCCGCTCCACCGGCTCGTCGATGGAGAAGCGCTTCTTGACAGGCGGCAGCTTCTCTGCTACACTATCGTCAGAGACGGATGCAGTGCTTCTGGCAGCTCCCGGTGACGGGTTCGTGCTTATTGCTGCATCCGTCTCTTTTTCTGTAAAAGAGGTCGGCCGCAGGTTTAGCACATCATACAGTGCCATGCTTCCATTTTTCTTCGTGCCTACCACCACGTCCGCCGTGTAGTCGTTTCCGCCCACTCGCAGCAACACATTACCTCTGGCGAAGTCCGTGATTCTGTCCTTGCGCGGATGGTTTAGCCCTTCGTTCACCCAGTCCGTCGTTGCGCGCAGGATTTCGTCGGCATTGTCCGTGGCTCGCAGCTTGTCCGCGTGCAGCTGCGGGTCGTTGTTATAGAGCCACTGCATGTACCGGGAGAAAGTCATCTCCTGTCTGCTTCTGCCGTCAATCTGAATTTCGTTGTTCCCCACGGTGATGCCGTTGGGGAACTTTTTCTTCAGGTTCTCCTTGACGGTCTTCACCCAGTCTGCCTCCGGCACGCCCGCAAGGATGTCCTGTTCCACCTCCACGAACGGCTTGTTGTCCGTGGTCTTTCCGATGGCGTAGCCATCCCCACTGTCAGCAAATACCGTGTCCTCGCTGCCATAGTCAGGCGATGTCTCCCGGCGTTCCTGCGCCGTCAGCCCCCGTCGCTTCGCAGTGTCCCGCGCCTCGATCTCTCCCGCCGTGTCGCGGTACAGGTCGGTCGGCATCCGGCCTCCGTTCCTCGCGTTGCGGTCGATGCTGTCCCGCAGGCTGTACCAGTCCCATACGCGGTCGCCATACTGTTCCTCCAGCTGGTCTCTGCGCTCGTCGTAGCGCACCCACTCCGGCGGGTCTGGCTCGATCTGCTCCCATGTGTTCAGGTCAACCTTCCCGCGCGGCACCTTCGGTGCCATGGCATCCAGCTCTTCCATAGCCGCAACGAACTGCGGGTCGCTCTCCCGTATCTGCTCATACTGTTCCTGCAGTCGTGCGCCCTCGCGCCGTTCCTCCGCCGTCCTGCTGTCAAATCCGTTTTCCATTCTCCGGTTCCAGTAGGCGGGGTTTGCCCCGCTGGCAAATCCTTCCCGGTTCTGGATGGCGTGCTGCACCTCATGGATGAGGGAGTTCAGCAGCGCCTCCGGTCTGTTCTTCAGGTCGCGGCTCAGCTCGATGCTGTCAAACTTCCGGCTGTATCCGCCGTTCTGTCCGTCCTCCAGCGTGTGGAATGTCACGCTCAAATCCGCCATATCCGGATAGGCTTCAAACAGCTCCGGCGCATCCACCAGTTCTCCCAGCGTGGTGTAGTTGGGAATATCCGCCGCGTCGGTGCGCAGCTGCATCCTGCTGTCGTCGATCTCGAACCGCCACTTGCCGTCCGCAAACTGATGCCAGCCCGTCGCCTTGCGGATGCTCTCCATGTCGGCTCCGGCCTGCTGCATCTCCTGCGCTTCCCGCAGGCTTTCAAGGTTCGCGCCGTTGGCGTTCGCCCCGGCATAGCTGTGCTGCAATCCGCCCAGCCCCTGCTGCATGTCGATCTCCGGGTCATACATGTCGTTGAACGCCGCTTCTGCATCCTCTTCAGAGATTTCCCCGTTTGCCATCTGCTGCTGCAGCGTGTCCATGTTCTGCGCCTGCGCAGCGGCTCGCTGCTGCATGTCTGCGGTGAAGCTGCTCTGTGTCTCCTGCAGGGCGCTCTGGTAATAATTCTTTGCCTTCGTCAGGAACGCCCGCTCCTGCGCGTCGCTGTTGCCCAGCTTTGCCAGCAGCTCGTTAATAAACTGCAGGATACGCCGCCCCAGTGTCCGGTTCTGCTGCACCATGGCGCGGATGCTCTGCTCGTCGGTCAGCAGATACTTTTCCACATACTCCGCCACGATCTCCGAATCAATGGCCGCGTTGTCCGTCAGGTTCTCGCCGTGCCGCGCATACAGTTCCGCCTTCTGCTGCCGCATAGCCTGCAGGTCTCCGCCGGTCTGCCGGATGCGGTTCAATACCAGCTTCTGCAAATCGCTGTAGCTTCCGCTTGTCTCGATGCTGTGTGTCAGTTCGTGGCTGATGATCTGTGCCACCGGGTTCTGGCTGCGTGCGTTGACATAGATTTTCCCGTCCACTGGGTTGTAGTAGCCGTTGTGCATTCCTCCGGTGCTATCCGCGCCTTCGTCGAAGAACACCACCTCGCGCCCCACGATGTTGGCGATGCGCTGTACATTGGCGATGGTGTCCTCGTCCACGCCCGCAAGAATGCCCGTGCGTTCCGTTTCCGTCTCGGCTCTCGTAGCTCTCTGCCGCGTTTCCGCCTGTTCCGCCGTCGGCAAAACGCCCGGCTGCTCCGCCTCCATGGTCTCTCTCAGCGGCGCAGTTTGGCGTTCCTGCTCCGTTGTGCGCTGCTGCATCTGCGTTTCTGTCTGCTCCGCTGTCGGCAGTACCGTTCCGCCGGTCTCTTCCGCCGTCGGCAGCACCACGCCTTTCGTCTGTTCCTGAGCGGTTCCGGTTTGTCCTGCAGTCGGTTCCGTCCCTTCCAGCATTCTGGTGGTCTCCGCAAACAGTCTGCCGATCTCCGTATCTGTCAGCTTCTTGCCCTTGTTCAGCTTGTTCTTCAACTCTTGTCCCAGCTTGTATGCCTCGCTGTTTTCATCAAGGGTCTCCGCCGTCTCGATGATGCTGTTCACCATCTCGTCGCCCATCTTGCGCAGCGTGCTGCCGGTCTGCTGGTATCCGGCGTTTCGCTGCACCGTTCCGATGCCCACACCCGCCGTGGCCATGGTGCCGCCGGACAGTGCGCCGCCGAGGAAGTCCAGCCCCATCTCCGCTGCTTGCTGCGCCACTGCAAGGCCGAAGGCTTCGCCCTCCGTCTTGCCCTCCGCCATATATGCGTCGATGGTCTGCTGCCACTCGCTCTTGTCCTTGGCGATGAGGATGTCGGCAAACAGGTTGATGAAGTCGCTGCCCACTTCCTCCGCGCCTTCCGTGAACGCATTCTTCAGGATATATTTGATGGCTCCGTCTTCCCACTTGCCTTTCAGCAGCGCCTCGATGCTGAACTTCTCTGTAAACACTTCCGCCGCACCCGCGATGGTTCCCAGCGTGAACGCCTGCGTGTCTGTCAGTCCTCTATCCTTCGCTGCAATGGTGGCATCCGCCGCCGCACCGGTGCCCATAATGGCAAGAGACATTCCCTCGCTCAGTACGCCGCCTCCGCCGAATCCGCCCGTGATCGCAGTATTCAGCAGGAAGTCGCCCATACTCATGCCGGTCTGGTACAGGAAGCTGCCCGCTTGCCCCCAGTTCCCGCTCTGTTCAATGGTCTCCGCCACCTGATTGCGAATGGCATTGTTGGCGTAGGAAAAGCGGTTATACGCCGCATTCTGGTCGATGCTTCCGGTGCCGAGATAGTCCGCCGCCTGTGCGAGATAACTCAGTCCCTTCATCGGGGAAGTCAGCACACTGAACACACTGCTGCCCACTGGCGATTCCTTGGCATAGTCTCTCCAGTACGCCTCTTCTTCCTGCCGCTGACGATAGTTCAGATCGCCCTTCAGGTAGTCATAATAGGCGTGTGCCGCGTCCTTGCCCTGCGAGGCGTACAGATAGTTGAAGATGGCCACTTCTTCGTCGGTCATCTTCTGCGATTCCGATCTGTTTTCCGTCGCCATGCCGAACAGAGCGCCCAGTGGGTTGCTGTCCCCGCCATAGTTCGCCCCGGCTTGATTTGTGATGTACGCGCCCGCCTCGCTGTTGCCGTTGATGTACTCATACAGCGGGTCATCCCAGCCGCTGGCATCGTCACTGTAGTTATCAAACAGAACGTCGAGGTTGGAGCGCTTCTTTCCGTTTGCCGTGCTCTTGTATTGGCTCTTTTCGCCAAAGTCTTCCGCGCTGGTCAGGTCGGCATACTGGTAATATTTCTTCCAGTCCAGCTCCTCCTGCAGCAAATCCGCCGTGCCCTGTGCCTCCGCTATCTTGTCGTCCATGGCCTTGGCCTGCGCCTGCAGTGCCTGTGCCTGCTGGCTCCACTGCATCAATTCATTTGTCCCGCCGCGCCGGGAAGATACCTTGTTCATTAGCTGCTGTGCCTGCTTCTGCAGCGCCTTTTGCTGCTCTTGCAGTTGCTTCACATTGCTCTGCGCCGCCGTCAGGTCGGCGTTGATGGCGTTCTCATCCGTTCGGATGGTCTTCTTCCAGTTGTCGAACAGGTTCTGCTGCTCTGTGCGGTAGGCTTCATAATCCTCCGCCGCCTGCTTGTACTGGTTCCACGCAGGCTCATAGGCGGCATAAGCGGCATCTACCGCCTTTGTCGCGTCTTCATACTGTTTCAGCGTGCTGGCATATTCCTGCTGCATCTGCTGCACAATCCCGGACGCAATAGCGCTGCTGCCCGCGTACTGCTGCAGCTCCGGCAGCTTTCCGCTCAGCTCGTTCAGCTTCGTATAGAGATTGCCCGCCGTCTCATTGGCGCTCTGCAGCTCCTCCGCCTTCTTTTTGGCGTTCGCCTCATAGGTGGTCACGGTGTTGTATTTCCGCTCCATATCCATGCCCAGCTTCGGCTGCGAATAGTATTTCCCATCCGTCGTCGCGCCCACAAGGTAGTTCTGATAGCTGCCGTGCTTCTGCTGCATGGCAGTGGAGCGGTTATACTCGCTCTCTGTCAGCTTATCAGATGCAGCTGCGCGTGCGGCATAGTTCTGCCGCACGCTGCTGTCATACTTGTCTCTGGTTTTCCCGCTCCGGTCGAAGGCTATGTTGCCGCTGGCAGGGTTCTTCTGTGTGTCTATCTTGCCCAGCTTCTGATTGCTCCACGCAGAAAAGGTCTGTACCTTTTGCGGCGTGCCGGTCGTCTTCGCTGCGCCGGTCGCCTGCCTCATTTTGTTGTTGCTCCACTCAGAAAAGGATGCCATACCGTGTCCTCCTTACTTGCTGGCGGCGTATTCGCAGTAGTCTTTGATATAGTCCGCGTAGCTGTTGTAGTTCTTTACCTCAGTGCCTCCGGTGCCGTACTGCTGTAGTGATGCCTTCCTGCGGCTCCACTCGCTCTTGGTCATCAGGCCAGAGCGCACGCTGCCATTCACACCCGCCGCCTTCATGTAGGCAATGGCGCTGTCGTAGTCGGTCACGCCGGAGATATTCCCGCCGCCGGAATCGCCGCCGCTCTTGGTGAATCCCGCCTGTGTCAGCATTGCCTCTGTAATGCCGGGATTGCTCTGCAGGATGCTGTTCCATGTGTCAGCGTCGATGTTCGTTCCGTAGGCCGCCTTCAGTGCCGCGATGTCCTGCGCGCTCAGCCCGGTCATCTCGGTCTCCTGCGGCGTTGTGTTTCCGCCGCCTCCACTGCTTCGGCTCCCTCCAGAAGGGGACTTGCCCGCCGCTGTGGTGTTGAATCGGTTCAGCGCCGCTGCATCCGGGTTGATGCCCAGTTCCCGCAGTCCGGAGTAGTCGCCGTACTGTGCCGCCAGCTGTGCCAGCTGATAGCGCCGCTCATAGTCCGTCGGGTTGTTGTCGGTGTTGATGCCCAAATTGTTCAGGAACGAATTGTCGCCCAGCTCCGCCGCCGTCAGCGCCTTGTTCATGGCCTCGCTGCGTCTGGCCGTCTGGTTGTTCACCTCGTCCAGCAGCTGCCCGTAGTTGAAGCTGCGGTCTGTGTTGAACTGGTTCAGATCGTTCAGGTACTTGGTGTAGTCCAGCTGCTCCAGCCCGCTCGCCGTCTGCAGGTCGTTGTTGATGCGGTTGTACTCGTCCATCCACGCCTGATAGTCGAAGGCACGGTTGGTGTTGTACTGCTGCATCTCGTTGAGGAACTTGTCGTAGTCGCTCTGCTCCGCACCCTGCACCGCGCCGAGGTCAGAGAGCTTCATGTTGTAGTCGTTCATGTACTTGTTGTAGGCCAGCTGGTAAAGCTCCGGGATTTTGTCCGTCATCTGGCTGGCGTAGTAGTCGCCCGCCTGCGCCGCCGCGTTCACCGCGTAGCTGGACGGAATGCCTCCGCTGGCTGCTGCCGCCGCGCCCAGCGCGTCCTGCGTGGCTCTCTGGCCTTCCCGCGTGTACTGCTTGCGGTACTGGCTGTAAAGCTGGTCGTTCTCCGGGTCATAGCTGAAGTCCTTCCGGTTTACGATCTGGCCAAGCAAGTCCTGAATGGTCGCGTCGTAGCGGTTGTTGTATTCCGGCTGCGCCTCGCCGTAGGAATAGCTGCCGTAGCCCAGCTGCTTGTCCAAAAGGCCGCTGATGGTGTCGGCATAGTTGTTTTTGTAGGTCGGCGCTGCGCTGCTCTGGAAGTCCTTGGGGGATAGCGGGTCAAGGTAGAAGTTTGCGCCCCTCTGCCCGCCGGTGTACCCGCCGTAGCTGGAGCGGATGCCCTCCGCGCCGAGGTTGGCCAGCGCCCGCGCCTCGTCCGTGGCGGCGTTTTTGTAGTCCAGCTTGTACTTCAGGATGCTCATACCTGCGTCCGGATTCTGCTGCGCCAGCTTCAGGTCTGCGTCAGAGAACTGCCCGCCGAGGCCGCTGCTCTGCATCGCTTTCTGAAAATCGTCGTATGTGTATCTGTTTGCCATAGTCCGCCCCTTTCTTATAGTTCGCTGCCGTTGTACACTTCCCGCACCAGCGAATACAGTCTGCATCCGCCGTTTCCGGTCATCCGGATGCGGAAGTGGTCGCACCGGCGCGGGATGATCGGCAGGTAGTAGCTGCGCTTCACTTCCGTCTGCAGCGTCTTCACCGTCCGCCACACGCCGTCGCTGTCGAACTGCATGTCGATCTGCACGCTTGCATCTTCATCCAGCTCCAGCCGCAGCAGCAGCTTTCCGATGCCCTTCTTCTCCGGTGTCGCCGCGGAAGAGGACGAATAGGTGGTGTACTCGTAGAAGTCCGCCCACTCCGCCTTCCATGCTACCAGCGCTTCCTGCACCGCGCCTTGCGGCACGCTTCTGGCGTTGCCGTTCATCCAGAGCTTGCCGGTCGCATCAAGGCAGTACAGCTCCTCATTCCAGCCCCAGCCCACAGCCTGCGTGCTGTCCTCCCGGTGCCACAGGTTGTTGCGGGTGTCGAAGGCAAACAGCTGATATATCCCCTGCGTATCCTGCAGCGATACGAAATACTTTGTCCCGTCGCTGCCCGCCACGCCGTTCCGGAAGCGCTGCGTGCCGAATGCCGCGCTCACGCTCTGCGGGATGCCGCCGCTCCATGCCACAATGCCTGTCCGGCTCAGGTAGAAAAGCGTCTCTCCCGCAATGGCAAGGCTCTCGTCGCTTCCTTTTTCCACGCCCAAGCTGGCGCTGCCCATCACCTGAAAATTGGACGGCTTGTCGCCGTAGACCTTGTAGATGTGCTCCTCCTTGAAGAAGCACGGATAGCCGAGATAGCTGCAGCACGCCGTAAAATCTCCGGTGCTGGCCACATCCACCGCAAAGCTGTCCGTCGCCACGCCGTCAAACACATTCCAGTTGAAGATGTCGCCCAGCTTGCTGGCGTAGATTGTGTCGCCCTTGCAGCCCCACAGCCGGTTCTCATTCTCGCAGATATAGTCTAACTCCGGAACCGTGCGGCTGAGTTGCAATGTTTCGCTGTCTCCGCCGTCCGAGATGGTGAAGGTGTTCTCATAGAAGCGCAGGTTGTCCCCGTCGATCTCCCGGATAATGGCGGTCTTGTTGTTCTCCGGATGCATCGTCGCGCCAGTGATCGTCACCGCGTCACCCTCATTGAACTTTGCTCCCGCACCCACAGCGTAGATGGTGTTGGCTTTTGCTTCCTCGCCCGCATAGGTGCCGTCCTGAATCTTCGCGTTCCCGCTCCAGCTGCTTTCCAGTGCGCCGAAGTCGCCCGTCAGGCGGTTATAGTATTTCTTGTCCGGCAGGATGACGATGTACGCGCCGAGGCTTGCGAACTTCTTGTGCCCGTCGGTGACGATGCCCTTCAGCTCGCCGTCGGCGTAAAAGCCCGTTCCATCCGCCCAGTACAGCCCGTCGTGGGCATATAATCCGTTCGGTTTCGTCAGCGTCCGGCATGTCCACCGCCTTGTGCGCGGGCTTAAAAGGGGATAGAAGTCGCTCGTCAGATTCTCCATGTCCCACAGGTCTCCGTTCTCTGCTGCGAGCGTGTGGTTGTATCCGCCGAACTTCACCTGCTTGCGCTTGCTGATGCCGTCGCCGTAAGCCATGAATGGCAGCCCGATTGCCATTATCCCTCACCTCCGAACACGATAAACTTCTCCAGCGCCTCCAGCTGCATAGGCGTGATCTTCTCCGGCACCGGCGCGTGCTGTACTGTGAAGTCGTCCTCCACCTGCGTCATGCCCAGCGCCCTGCGTTCCCTCTGGTATCCCGCCGCCGCGTCCGCATCCCGGTAGGGGAAGGTGCCCCGCTCCGTCCACTTGATGTTTCCCTTCTCATCCTTCTCCGCGTACTTCTCTGCCAGTTTCAGCTCCTCGCTCTGCAAAAACTCCACATGGCTCTGCAGCTGCTTCTTCACCATCATCACGGCAAATGCCGTCTGATAGTCCATCTCCTTCTGCTGCAGCTGCACCGCAGCCAGATAGGCGTTTGCGCATTCGATCAAATACATGCTTTCCCTCCTTAGCTGCTGCTCACTTGAAGCAGCTTCCCGTTGACATACACATCTCCCGTCAGGTAGATGCCGCTGTCGCCTCTGATGGTCATTCTCGTCCCCGCATACAGGAACACGTTCTCGTCCGCCTCCATGCTGATGCCGCTGGCGCTCTGCAGCTTCATGGCAAAGCCCACGCCCTGCACATAGTTGGTGTAGATGAACATGCGGTAGGTGCGCTCGTACTCCGTGCCCGCGCCCTGATCGTCCAGTCGGATGCCGCCCGCCACATAGTTGGTGTTCAGGTAGCAGAACTCGATCTCGCCGCCCACGGTTCCGTTGGCTTTCAGTACGCTTTTGAAGGTGCTTCCCTCGATGGTGCAGCCGTAGATGTCAATGGCCTCGATGGTGCCCGTGGTGATGTTGTCCCCGTTGATGGTCGTCCAGCCGCTGGTGGACAGGTCTGTGAAGCTCACCATGCCGGAAAAGCTGATGGACTGGCTGCTCAGCTGCACGCCGTTGGCCAAAAGCCGGATGGTGGAGCTGGATGAGCCGTTGGTCACGCTCAGCGTCATGCCGTTCACCGTCTGCGTCAGGGAAGAGATGTTCCCCTCTGCGTCCGAGATACGGCTTGTCAGGCTTGTGGCCGTCTGCTGCAGGGTGGAGATGCTGCCCTCCGCGCTGCTGATGCGGCTTGTCAGGCTTGTGGTGGTGGCGGTGAGCTGCGTGATGTTTCCCTCCGCGTCGCTCAGCCGCGCGCCCAGTCCCGCCGCCGTCACTGTCAGCGCTGCGATATTCGCCTCGTCATCCTTCAGCTGCACATACACCGGCTCCGTGATGATGTTTGCGATCTCCTCCAGCCCCGCGTCGTTGAAGTTCTCTTTGTCAAGGTTTCCCATGCTGTAGCGCAGCTGCTCCAGCAGCATGTAGAGATAGCTTGTGATCTTCTCAAACTTCTCGTCCGTGCTCTGCTCCTGCGTCAGCGTCGGGAAAGTGGTGTCTGCCGTCAGCAGGTTTGATGGCATCTTTCATGCCTCCTTTCGCGCAGAAGGCGGAGACCGGCGGAATGCACCGGCCTCCGCCGCTCTCTCAGTCCTTCACCGCAGGCTCCATGCCCACGGCCTTCAGCTTGCGGTCAAACGCCCCGCCGCGATACTCCAGTACAAGAGTACGCACCATGTCGTGGCTCAGGTCGATGATGTCCTCGTTGCCCGTCGGGTCGCTGCCGTCGCCGCCGAGGATGTTTGCATCCATCAGCTTTTCAACGATGTCGTGGAACTCCTTGTTCTTGATGTCCCGCAGCCGTTCGTATCTCACCATGTTTTCTTCCTCCAGTCTTTCGTTTACTTCCTTTGCGATCTGCCCGTGATGCTCGTACAGCCAGTTGCCGGGGCAGCTCTTATTGGCAAACCAGCGGTGCACCGTCATGTTCTGCTTGTCCACCTGACCTACGAGGTTTTGATCTCCCTTCCACCGCAGTTCAGGGATGTGATTCCGCTTGCAGATGTCTACCAGCAGCTCGATGAGGCTCTTGTATGCCTTTTCCGTGATCGGCCACGGCTCGCCGTCTGCGCAGTTGGCCACCTCGATGGTCACAGCCCGGTTGTCGTTGCTGGCGCTGGAAGTGCACCAGCTGCGGTTGCCCTCGTCCACATACAGCGCGATTCTGCCGTCGCTGCCGATGCCGTAGTTGCTGCTGGCCTCCCGCGATCTGTCCGCAAACAGTCTGCCGCAGCTCTCCACGCTCAGGTTGCCCGCCATGCAGTGGATGCTGATGGTGTCGATGGCGTGCCTGCGCTTGCCGGAGTGGTTCGGGCTGAGCCGGGTATAGCTCACCAGCTTACTGTTGCTCATGGTCTTCCTCCTTGCCGGGTGTCGCGGTGCTCAGCATGTCCTTCAGCTTCTTCAGCACATCCACCGCATACGCCGTAAACGCCGCCAGCAGCGCGATATGTACCGCCGTCATCAGGTTCACCGTCTGTCCCTCCGCCTCGATGACCAGCAGATCAGGGTTCAGCCAGCCTGCGTAGTACACCGCGATGAGCGACGCAGCCACCACGCCGCCCTTGATGCAGCCGTTGCGGAACTTCATCATGTCCCACGTGCCCTCCATGAAGGCGTTCACGCTGCCGAGGGCGATGTTTGCCACGATCAGCAGCACCAGCCCGATACCCAGTCTCACGATTGCAATGTCCGTCATGGTCTTGCTCCTTTCATAAGTCCGTTACCTGTTCTTCCTTCCTGCCGATACCGCCGAAGCTCTCCCGCTTTTCAAACAGGCTCTTCACGCAGTACAGCAGCACAACACCGATGATCTCCGTCACCGCCGTCCGGCTCAGGCTTTCCGCAATCTCCGTCCTGCCGAGGAAGGCGAGGGCGTAGCTGCACCACACCCAGCCGATGCCGTTGATAAGGCACGCCCACACAATGCGCTTGGTGGTCGTTGTCTTACTTGGCCGTCTTCTCTGATGCCTGCCCTTCATGCCTCTCTCTCCAGATCGTCAATGCGGTGATTTGCCACCTTCAGCTTTTCCTCGAAGACAGCCGCCGCCTCTTCCAGATGGTAGGTGCGCTCCACCAAACCGTTGTGCTTCGCTACTTTCTGCTCCAGCTGCTCCAGCCGGTAGGCAATGAGCGCCGCGCTTTTCTTGTTTGCGAAGTACGCCCCCGCCATGGTGCCGATCAGGCTCAGCACAGCCACAATGACCGTCTCCGTCATGCCGTCGCCTCCGTCCATCCATACGCACCCGGCTCCCACACGTTCGCGTCCACATCGCTCGTCCAGTGTTTGCCGTTGTGGCTCACCTTTGCGCCCTTGGCGTAGGCATCTGTGCTGCCCACCGGCTGGCTCCACTCCGGCCATTCCTCCGCCGGGTTGGAGATGCCCACCCACAGCGACGGGCTGTCCTCCGGTTTCCAGTCCCCCTGCGAGGTGTGCGCCTGCAGGCATTTGTAGAGCTTTCCGCTGCGTTCCCTGATCTGTCCTGCGGTGTAGGCCACCGGGTACGCCCACGGGCTGAACAGCTCCGCGTGCTCTCCCGCCGTCACGCCGTCGATGTCTCCCCTCTCTGTCATGGTGACAAAGGCGATGCCCACCGCCTCACTGCTGCTCTGCAAAACCGCGCCGGTGTCCTTCTCAATGAGCTGCACTTCCTTCAGTTCATCAAGCCCCGTGTGCCCCATCAGACGGTATACCGTGCCGTCCACGGCCACGCCCTGTGCGTCCTCCTCTTCGCAGAGGATGTAGAAGCCGTCCGCGTGCCTGCGGATGTAGTTCGGCTTCTCTGTCAGCGCAATCACGCCGCCGTCCTTTCTGATCTCGTACATGCTTTCACGCTCCTTTTTCCATCAGTCGTTTGTAGAACCTGTCCATCCGCCGCAGCACCCGGTAGCTGTTGCCCCGCCGCATGTGGCCGCGCCAGCTCTCGTATGCCGTGTGGATGTCTTCCTCTGTCATTCTGTCTTCCACCATCCATCGCCGGAAGGTCTTCAGCTTCCGCCGCATCCGCCTTGCGCTTTTGCGGCACATCTTCCGCCGCACCTTCCCCGTCTCCGTCAGATAGAATCGCGTCTTCAGGAAGTGCAGCTCCTGCAGCTTTACAATGCGTGTCTTCTTCTCGTTCATCCGGATGCCGAGGTCTGCGCATACCGCCCGGATTTGCTTCAGACATTCCTGCAGGTAGTCCCGGCTCTCGTGGATGAGATAGCCGTCGTCCATATATCTGCCGTAGCCCTCGATGCGCAGCCGCTCCTTGATGAAGTGGTCAAGCCGGTTTGGCAGCATCAGCGCGTCGATCTGGCTCACCTGACTGCCGAGGCCGAAGCCCCGCTCGCCAAAGTCTTCCATCAGTCCGCACGCCAGTCTCCGCACGCGCTCGTCCTTTATTCGCCGCTCGCTCTCATGGTAGATTGGTTCGTGCGGCGCAGAGTTGAAGTAGTCCGAAAAGTCGAACACCAGCGCCCAGCCGTCCGTCCCGTGCTTGCGGTAGTGCCGCTGCAGGTGGCAGGTCAGCCTATCCATGGCAAAGTCGATGCCCTTACCCTTCAGGCTCGCCGCGTTGTCGTAAACGAACGCCGCCGAGAACAGCGGCACCAGCGCGTTGTCGCACAGGCAGCGCTGCACCACTCGCTCTGCAATGTGCACGCTGCGGATATGCCGCAGCTTTCCTCGTTCCATCAGGTCGAAGGCGAAAAAGCCCTTGGTCTTCCATGTGCCGTCCGTCAGCTCCCGGTGCGTCCGGGCGATGTTGGCGGCAAAACTTCCGAGATACCGCTGCGTGGAGCATTTCCAGCCCACGCCCTTGCAGCATTCCCGTCCTGCACGGTACAGGTGCTCGTAGCTGAACACCTGCTCAAAGCTCCCGCACGCCTCGCTGCGTGCATCTCTTCTCCTCTTGCGTTCCGCGTGCCGTCGCCTGTACCGTGCCTCGTGTCTCTCTTCACTCGTCATAATTCTCCCCGCCCGTTAGGGCATCCCCTGTACGGAATTGTTCTTTGGTGCGTGTTCTATCCGCGTGGCAGTACCAGCCATGAAACGGGCTATCCGCACGTTTGCCCGCCATGCAAGCAGCGTCCGGCCGACTGCATCAGGGGATTGTTTTGGCTATGCCGGGAACAAGCTCTCCTTCTGCAAGGGTGCTGCTTCGCCGCTGCCGGTTACTGTCCTGACCCATCTCTTGCAGAATCCGAAGGCCACGCCATTCGCATTGCTCGCGTTGTTGTAGTTGGCGTTGCCGTTGCTGTTGACATTGCAGAAATTCGTGGAGTTGCTGCCATTCGGAGAGCGCTCCCACCAGTTGTTCGCGCTGCCGCAAGTGCAACAAATACAGAGCTTGACCCATGTTCTTCATTCCGGAAGGTCTTTGTACCGCTGCCGGTCGTTCTTCTTCACCGCCGCGATGAGCTTCGCTTCCTCGCAGATGAGGTCGCCCCAGCGCTGCATCGCCTTGTGAATCCATCCGTAGCCCTCCGGGTTCTGCAAAATGCTGTCATACAGCAGCTGCAGCTTCGGGCTGAGGTTCTGCAGCGCGTTGTTCGCTCGCATCAGCTCGTCCCTGCGCAGCTGCGCCTCGTGCCGGTTCGTCGGCCAGATGTTGTTCGCCGCCCGTACCCGGTCATGCACCTCGCTGCTCAGCTCCATGATGCGTCCCGTCAGAAACCGCTCGTACCGCTTCGGTGCCTTCATGCAGCACGCGAAGGTGTGCGCCTCCAGCTGCCTTGCTGTTTCGATGAACTGCACGCTGCTCTCGCCTCGTTTGGATTTGTAGACCGACATGGTTCTCTCCCTTTCGTCCTCACAAGCTCCGTATCCCTCGCGCCTTCGCGTTTGCTCAGGCTCTCGCTCACTCCGCTGCTCGTCCTCTCAAAATCGAAACGCCTGTTTCGATTTTGGAAGGAAGAAGGAAGGAGCGGATATGCAGTCTTCCGCGTCAGCGGGAGACGGAATGAAGTGAGTTTCTTCTGACGCCCCGCAGCACACAGGCTGCGGGATTGTCTCAGATGCTGGATTAAAAGCAGAAGCCGAAGGCCACGCCATACGCACGGCTAGCGCGGTTGTAGTAGGCGTTGCCGCTGCTGTCGACAATGCAGAAATACGTGGAGTTGCTGCCATTCGGAGAGCGCTCCCACCAGGCGTCCGCGCCGCCGTTATAGTTCTTCACCTTGCTGTTGCCCGCTTTGTAGTAGTCGTACTGCGTGCCCTCGCCACTCTTGGAATAGCTGACGCTGCCGAAAATCTCGATCTCGCTCAGCAAAAACAGCTTGTCCGCCGTGGTGTTGATGGTGGCGCTCTGGTTGCCCGCAGAGGTCAGCTTGTTCACCTCGCGGATGCCATTCTGCACCTCCGTTGGCATCTGGCTCAGGATGGCAGGCAGGTGCGTCTGCCGCATGGCGCAGCTCGTCCAGCCGCCACTGTTGGTGTTGGAGCTGTTCATGTTCTTGGTCTCGCCGTAGCAGTCATGCAGCTGGAAGGTCAGCGGAGCCTTGCCGCCGTTGGCGTAGGTATCGTGGCTCTTGCCGATGATGTCCACCTGATAGCTCTTGCCGCCGATGGTCATGGGCTTGCTGTTGCCCACCGCCCATGTGCTCGGCACGCTGCCGCTATGGCACGCTGCGATGATGGCAGGCCAGTCGTTGTCCGCAAAGTTGTTCTTCAGGAAGCTCACCGTCACAGCGCAGGTCTTGCTGGCCGGTGCCGTGTGGTTCGTTCCCGCCGCCACGCTGATCGTAATGGTCGCGCTGCCGTTGGCCTTGCCCGTCACCGTCACCGTGTTGCCGCTCACGCTCACCGTAGCCGCTCCGGTGTTGTTGCTGCTGGCGCTGATTGCACCGTCGCCCGCTCGCGTCACCGTGATGGTCTTGCTCTTCGTCGTGGTGTCCAGCGTCATGCTGGTAGGGGAGATGCTGAGGCTCCCCACCGCCTTGGCGATACTCCAGCTCACGCTCTTCGCCGTGGTGCTTCCGTCGCTCCAGCGGTAGTTGCTCTTCGGCGTAAAGGTCGCCGTGTAGCTCCCAGCGTTGGTGCCCGTGGTCGTTCCGCCGATGGTCAGCTGTGCCGTGTTGTAGTTGTTCCATGTGGGGGACTGGCTGCCGCCGTTGTAGGTCAGGCTCCCGCTCTGGCTCGGCACCGTGGAGATTGTCTTCCGGTTCACCGTCACGCTGGTGGTGGCCGTCTTGGTCACGTTCCGCTCCGTGTAGCTCACCGTGATCGTCTGCGTGCCCACGGTATTGAGCGTCGCGGGGCTGCAGCTGTAGCCCGTCACATTGGCGGTGGCTCCGTCGGAGTAGGTGGCCTTCACCACCATGCCCGCGCTCTGGAAGCTGTCGCCGTACTCATAGACCTTCTTCGTCGGCTGCGCCGTGATCTCGATCTTCGTCAGCCGGTGGATGACCGTGACGGCCTGCTCCGCCGTCTTCGTCACGCCGCCCTCGGTGTAGCGGATAGTCACCTTCGTTGTGCCGTCCGCCAGCGGTGTGTTCGGCTCGTAGCTGTAGCCCGTGCAGGCAAGCGTCGCGCCGTTGCTGTAGGTCGCTGTCACCACCATACCCGCCGGGTCAAAGGTCTCGCCCTGCGTGTAGGTGGTCTTCGTGGGTGCCTTCGTGATGGCGATGCCGGTCAGCTTGATGCCGCCACCTCCGCCGCCCACCATATTGAATACCAAACTCATGCCGTTGCCTCCGTTCTCAGAATGTTCACGGTCAGGTTTGCCGTGGGTTTTTCGTTGCAATGGAAGGTCATCTTTCCCGCCGTTGTCACGTTGTCGGCGTAGATCACTGCCTCCGCATAGGCCGCGAAGCTCTCACCGGCAGGGCAGACCGTGTATGCGTATCCGCTGGCGGCAAAGTTGCTGTTGCTGACCGTCTGCGCGTTGCCGCTCCATCCCGCCGCCGTCAGTGTCACCGTGAAGGAAAGCGCCTTCCCGCTCTTGCCGTTCCAGCCCGCTCTCTCTCCGGCTGTGATATGCACGGTGGTGTTCCCCGTGTGGCCGTTCAGATTGGTCTGCACCTCCGCCGCCGCGCCTGCCTTTTCTTTTCCTTCGATGGCGGTACGGATGTCGCTGTGCGCCGTGCCGGAGCTGTTGTGCGCCGATACTGCGCTTGCCGCCGTTCCCGTCTTGTCTGCGCCCGTCTGTTCCGCCGTCACCTGATGTGGGTTGCTCGTGTTGCCGGTGTGCGCGCCGAGGCTCGTGGCGTTGGCCTTCTTGTCCAGCTCCATCTTCACGCCGCCGCTGGTCACAGGGTTTGCGCTGTCCGCCGTCGGGGATGTGTCGAAGGTCAGCTTGTCCTGCTTACCGTCCCACTTCGCTCGCTCACCGGCTGTGACATGCTTGGTTCCGTCGCCCTCGTGGGCAGTGAGCTTGCTCTGCACCGCCGCCGCCGCGCCGGAAGCATCCGCCCCCACCATCTCCGCCGTGTAGTCGCCCTTCTGCGGCTTCACGATGCCGCCGCGCCCGTTGAAGCTGCTCACGCCGCCGCCTGCAATGGCCTGTGCGCTCTCGCACCAGTATTTGGCGTTGTTGCTGTCCTCGCCCTCGCGGGTGCCGGTGCCGCCCACCGCCCAGCTCTCCGCTGCCTTGCTGTTGGCTGTCACCTGTGCAGCGCTCTGTGCTGCCGCTGTTGCGCTCTTCTGCGCGTCCGTTGCGGATGTCGCCGCCTTCGCCTGCGCGCTCTCAGCCTTGCTCTGTGCGCTCTGCGCTGCCGTTTTTGCGCTTTCCGCCGCAGTCTGCGCAGTTCCCGCCGCCGTCTGAGCATTTTCCGCCGCAGTCTTCGCACCCGCCGCCGCGCTCCTTGCCGTCTCTGCCTTGCTGGCCGAACCGGCTGCTGCCGCCTGCGCGTTGCTCGCTGCGGTCTCGCTGGCCTTGGCGTTCTTCTCTGCAGTCTGCGCTGCGTCCTTGGCTGCCGTCGCCGTTGTCGCCGCTGCTTCCGCCGTAGTCTTCGCGCCGCGTGCGTCCGCCGCGCTCTGTGCTGCCAGTGTCGCATCGCTCTCCGCATAGCTGGCAGACTGGCTTGCCGCCGTTGCCGCCTTCTCCGCAGAACTCGCCGCGTCCGTTGCCATCCGTGCTGCCGTTGCCGCTGCTGTCGCCTGTTCCGTAGCTGTAGCTGCGCCGCTCTTCGCCGTGGCTGCGTCCGCGCCGGTAGTCTGTGCCGCCGTCTCCGCCGCCGCCTGCGCCGCTTCCGCCGCCGTCTTCGCGCTCTGTGCTGCTGCCAGCGTCTGGTTGACCACCTCGCCCTGCAGCTGGTTCAGGCTCATCAACTCCCGCCACACGGTCTCGCTTTCATATCGCCACTGCAGCTGCTGCGCGGTTTCATCATACCGGATGACGATAGGCTCGCCGCCTTCGCCCTTCAGGCTTTTCAGCCATTCCTCCTCCGTCCCCTGAAAGCCGCGCTTCACGGCGATGCCGTATGCGGTGATGTAATATCCCCGCCACTCTGTTCCGATTTTCGTGTTTCCGTATCCGCTCATACATATACCTCCTCGTGGGTATCTGCCGGACGGTAGTTGAGGGCAAACCAGCGCATGAACTCCCCGAAGAAGCTGTTGAACATCTGCATGGTGTTCTGGTACTTGTTGTACTCGCCGTTGGCGAAGTCGATCATGGCCGTCAGGTACGCCCAGTAGATTTTGTCATGCGGCGGCTGCGCCAGCAGTTCCTTGTCCTTGTCCGCCGCATAGCTGTAGGTCACGATCTCTTCGCTCGCCCACAGCAGCACTTCGGTCTGCACCAGTCCTTCGCACTCGTTGAGCCACTGCGTCTTCACCTCGTTGGAGAAGGCGTTGGGCTTGATCTCGTCTACATAGTCGATGACGCTCTTCAGTGTCGCCATTTCCGTCCTCCTTTCCTTGGAATGGAAAACGGGGCAGCGGCCTGCGCCGCCGCCCCGTCCGGTCTGTGTTCTGTTTAGCCGCCGATGAGCTGCGTGCCGCCGGTGATGCCGCCCACAGCGTAGCCGCGCCAGTCGTTGAAACCGGCGATGAAGCGGGCATAGCCCTTCCACACGTTGGCATCGTTGCCAGCCAGCTCGCTGCGTACCTCCAGCTGCACGCGGTCAAGCCACATGGCGCTGCCGTACTCGTCGTTGTACTTCTTGTCCAGCAGAATCCACGGGGAAGTGCCGGACGCGATGAACTGGTTCAGGTACGGCCACACCACCACGTTCCAGCGGCCAAAGTTGTAGTTGAAGCCGTTGTTGGCGGTGGCAGGGTCTTTGTCCGCGCCGATGGCTGCGAACACGTCGCGCTTGAGCTTGTAGTCGTTGGGGATGAGGATGGTGGTGGGAGCCACATCCAGCACCTCTTCGTTGTCGCCACGGAAGTCCTGCATCTTCGCCTCCATGGCCATCAGTGCATCGTTGCTGAAGGCATCCGCGAACTGGTTGGACTGCTTGGCCTTGCCCAGCTTGCTGGGATGGTCAGTGGAGAACAGGCACTTGCCGTCGGCGCTCTTCGTGTCGAAGGTCTTGCCGGAGAAGGTGGTCTCCGCCTTCTTCTGGATGGCAGCGCCGATGAGTGCAGCGCCGAACTTCTCGCGGGTTCGGTAGTAGCTGGTGATGAAGCCAGCAGGCTGCTTCTTCAAGTCCATCAGCTTCGCGTCCTCCACGATCTCGCGAGACAGGGAGAAGCTGTTCTTCCATGTCATGTGTTCGAGGAACTTTGCGAAGCCCTCCTGCATGCCGTCCACGGGGTAGTCGCCGTTCTCGCCCACGGGCTGGAAGCCGTCCATGGCGGTCATGGTGGAGAACTTCTCACCCCAGTGGTTGCTGCTGCCCATGTTGAACAGCTCCGGCAGCATGCTGGTCTGCTCAAACGCTTCACCTCTCTTTTCGAGGAACATCTTGATGGGTTCCTGAGACTTGCCGAAGATGCTGTCCTGAAGGCCGGAGCCTTCGGTAAAGGTGATATTAGCCATTGTTCACGATACTCCTTTCGTCGTTCTTAGAAGCGCACGCGGCACATGCTGCCGCTGGCGGTGCCGTCCATGTAGACGATCTCCGCCACGCCGCTTGCGGTGGTGGCCGTGACCTGCAGGCCGTCGGTGTGCAGCGTCACCTTGTCACCCAGCTTGATGCCGGCGGCGGCAGCTGCCACGGTGGTCTCCAGAATCATGTCCTTGCCAATGCGGATAACAGGGATGATGTCGCCCGCCTTGCAGGCGTTCTCCTTCTCGCACATGGAGATGTAGGTGGGCGCGGTGGTGCCGCTGGCCACGGCCAGCTTGCCGTCGGTCTGCGTCAGCGCCATGCCCACCTTGGGGGTGATGGCACCGGCGGGCAGGTATTCGATACCCGGCACGCGGTTGTCATCCGTGGAATAAATCTTGAAAGCCATTCTGCTTTGCTCCTTTCGTTTCGTCAGCCCTTCTTGTGGCTGCGGTTGTAGTGTGCCTGAATCTCTGCATCCGTGGCACCCGGATTCAGCGCGCGGTACATCTCCTTCACTTCAGCCGGTACGCTCACCGCGCCCGCGCCTCGTTCCTTGGTCTGTCCCATGTGCTGCTTCCCCTGCAGGTTGTTGAGAGCCGCCTGTCTGGTGGCCGCCGCCGCGCTGCTGGTCAGAGCCTCAAAGTTCGCCAGTCGGTAGGCATCCACCAGTGTGTTGCCCTTCTTCACCAGCTCGTAGAACTTCGGATAGGTCTCCATGGCCGCAAGGTCGCGCAGCTCCCGGATGTTTGGGTTGAGCTTGCCGATCTCCTTCAGCTGCTCGTCCACCTTTACCCGTGCCTGCGCCTCGTTGGCCTCCTGTTGCGCGCGTTCCGCCGCCGCCTGAGCTTCCTTGGCCTGCTTCACCTCCGGCAGGTCGTTCACGAATGCATCAAACTCCTCGTCGCTCATCCCGCTCTTCTTCAGCACGCGGGCTTTGCGTTCCGCATCATAGCGCTGGCGGTACTCGTCGTACTCCGCCTTCGATGTGATGGGCTGCTTCGTGTACGGGTTCACCAGTCCGCTGTTTCGGAACGCCTCGTCGATGGTGCGCCTCGCTTCTTCCTGTGCGTCTGTGCGCGCCTTCTCCACGGCAGCATCCCGCTCCGCCTCCGCTTTGCGTCTCGCTGCAGCAAACGCTGCGTTCTGCTCCGGTGTCTGCTTGCCCGTCTCACTATGCTCTTCGCCGTCGTCCGCAGTCTCCTGCGTATCGTCGGCGCTTGTTTCCTGCGTTTCCTCTTCGGCAGGGTCGGCGGCTTCCTGCTCTTCTGCGCCTTGCGCCTGTGTGGTCTCGTCCGTGGCAGGGTCGGCGATCTCCTGCTCTTTTCCGCCTTCGTCAATGCCAAACAGTGCGCCGTAGTCGATCTCCATGTGTTGTGCTCCTCTCCGGATTTTTACGCTTTTCCTGCGAATGTGGGGCTTGCTTTGGCTGCGGCCTTACTTGCCGCCGTTGTTTCTCAGGTCGTTGCCGGTCTTCACGGTGCTCTTGCCCTTCTGGCTGTCGCCGCCGAAGGGTGCCTTCACCACCTGCGCGCCGGTGTTCTTGATGCTGCCAGCGTAGGTCTTATCTGCCATCTCTGCGTCCTCCTTTCCTGCGTTGATGCTCCTGTTTGTCACGGTTGGCGGCGCGGGTGCCCCATTCCCGCGCCGCTTCCCGCTTCAGGAGGTCGGGCGATACCCGAATGATAGGGAAGTATCTATGTCAGACGGGGGTTCCTGCCCCCATGGTCTGCCCGGAATCACGCGCAGCGTCCTGCTGCGCCTTCTGGATAATGGCCTGCGCGGTCTGTCTATCCATCCCGCCGGTCTGCTGACGCTGCAGCTGCGCCTGCTGCATCTGCTGCTGCGCCATCTGCATCTGCATGGCCATCTGCTGCTGCGCCTGCTGCTTGCGCAGCTCCTCTTCGAGGTATGCCCGCGTCTCTCCGGCTCCCGGATAGTGCAGCAGCTCCATTTTCGTCCAGAACAGCACCAGCGTCTGAATCTGCGCCGGGTCTCCGAAGGCTCCGGTCTGCAGGTTCATGCGTGTTTCCTGCCACATGGCTTCACGGTTCGATGCCAGCGGGGCAGAGGTATCGCAGCTGAAGAGGAATTGATCGTTCCAGCACCAGTCTCCCGCCGCGTCCTGTTCGAGGAAGTCATAGCGGTTGAAGGTCTCATACTGCGCGTTGCCGTGAATGTCGTTGGATACCACCGGTCTTGGCTCGTCCGTGTAGGCCAGTTTGAACTTGAACATGGCCTCGAACAGTGCCGCGTAGGCTGCGTCCTTCATCACGCGCTTGCTCTCCAGTCTGCCAGCGCTCTGCGCCGCCGCGAACTCCTTCGCCTTTCCGCTGGTGGCCGTGCGGTCTGTTCGCCCCTGAAAGCTGTCCGTGATGCCGATGATCTGGCGCGCCTCTTCGTAAACCTGAGAGAGGTACACCATGTCCTGCTCCACGTTGCCCTGCAGGTCGTATACGTCGATCAGTGCCTTCGTGGCTGCGTTGCCCGGTCGGATGACCTTCATATCCTCCGCGTCCACGCGAATGCTCGCCTCGTCCGGCAGCGTGATGTAGCTGCCCGATTTCAGCAGCTTGTCGATGATCTTGCTCTCGATGCGGTTGGTGGTGTTCTGCTGGTCAGCGATCTTGTCAATATCGCTGTCTCCGAGGAAGCGCCCGTACACGCTCACGTTCTTCTGCAGGATGACCGGGAAGATGTCCGGCTTGTAGAACGGCACCTTCGTCGGCTCTTCGATGATCTCCACCACCGGCAGTCCCAGCTCGTCCGTCTCTGTGTCGGATGCCACCTCTCGGCGTACCATGCCGCCCACGGTGCTTCCGTCGCTTCTGGTGACGGCCATCGGAATCTCTTCGTATTCTTCCTCTGTCTCTTCCCACTTGCTGCTTCCGCAGTACGGACACTTCTTCCGCCCGCCCCGCAGAGGCATCGGTCTCGTCTCTCGCGCCAGCGTCTCCTCCGCCGCGTCCATGTTCATCTCCGACCGGAAGTCTACCTCCGCCGCCGCACTCATGCCGTTCGGCAGCAGGATGTCCGGCGCGTCCATCTCCGGCTCCGTCAGCAGCGGCTCCACCGCGCCGCACTTCACACACCTGCGCAGCCGCCGCGCCTGATAGTCTTCAAGGTCTTCCAGCTGCGTGTCGTTCACCCAGCTGTAAAGACCGATGCCACCCTTGTCGTTGCGGTAGTAGGCGATGTACTGCGTCACCAGATCGTCCGCCGTGGTGCTCCCGCCGCTGCTCTTGATGTCCGGCTCTTCCTCGCCTTCGTCCGATACGTCCACGCCGTAGCGCCTGCGGATGTATTCCTTCGTCTGCGGGATTTTGAGGATGATGTAGTCCATGTCCTCGATGCCGGTGTACACGCCGTCCTGCGGGATGATCTGCTTCGGGTGCAGCGTGGATACCGCCAGCTCGCCAATGGTGAAGTGCGTCCGCTGTGTGTTGTCCCACTCCAGCAGGAATGCGCCGCCGCCCTGAATGGGCACCGTCCGCTCCATGATGTCGTTGAGCTGTTCAAACGGCATTCTGTCAAGCTCGTTGCGCAGCATGTCTTCGATGAGCTTCGCTTTCATCTCATCCTGCTTGCGTCTGGCCGTCACCTTCGGCTGCGGAATGTTGCTGTCTGTCTGTGCCTCGATGATCTCCGCGCAGATGTTGCGCACATGCACGGTCTTCGTCTTCCGCTCGCCCTGCACGATAGGCCGCATCTCGTTCGTCCCGGCATACAGTGCCTCCCGCTCGTCCATGCGGCTGGTCTCGCCGTCGTATGCCGCCTCGTTGGTCTTCAGCCTGTCCTGCCAAAGCCGCAGCTTGTTCTTGTCCTGTTTCTTCATAGCGTCCTCCTGTTATCGCTGCGGATTGCCCCAGCGCTTTCGCAGCATCTCCCGCTCCGCCGGTGATGCGTTCTCGTAGTCCTCCCACATGGATGCCGTCCACAGCCGCGCCACCGTTTCCTTCTGTGCGATGTAGCTCTGCTGCGGCCTGATGTAGTGTGCGATGGCAAGGCTCAGCACGCAGTCATCGTGCGCCCCCAGCTCCGCCTCCGGCTTCAGCGTCTCCGGATTGCGCACGAAGGTCAGCATCTCCTGCAGCGTTGTCTCATCGTTCACGATGGTGATGTCATCCCGCACCGCCTTGATAAGCTCCGCAATGATGACCGGCCTCGTCTTCGTGTTGGTGAGAAAGCCAAAGCTCTGCTTGACCTTGTGCGTGTAGTCGTCGATGCTCTCCCGGATGTACTGCTTCGGATACCCCAGCCGCTCCAGCTCCATCACCGGGTAGGTGGAGAAGTTGGTCTCAATGCCGATGAGTGCCGTGTTGTAGTGCCGTCCCAAGCAGTAGACCTGCCGCGCGAACACATCCTCGTCGAACTTGCCCCGCAGCACCGCCACCTGCTCTCCGGTTCTGTTGTCCAGCACCTGCGTCACAAAACTGTCGCTGCCTTCTCCGGCAGTGTCTCCGCCGATGACGTAAGGCACGCCCTTCTCCGGCTTCTTGTAGACCTTGATGCAGCCATCCCTCGCGTCCTCCCATCGGATGTCCGTCAGCGTCAGTCCGTCATCCGCGTATGTGAAGAGGCCGGTGCACACCGGCTCCTTCAGCTCCTGCAGCCGTTTGCCCACGGCTTTCCCGTTGAATACCGTCTTTCCGGTCACGCCCCACATGCCGAGGCAGTAGACCTGATAGTAATACTCGTCCGTCTCCTGAAAGCTCTCCAGCGTCCGTATGGCCGCCGCATCCAGAAAGCGGTTGTCCTTGTAGGTGCTCTCGTGCACCCGCGCTCGTTTGTCCCGCCGGTCAAAAAACCGCTTCTTCAGCCAGTGCTGAATGCTGATCGGGTTGAAGCTCAGGATGATCTGCTGGTACTCCCGCGTCTTTCCACGCAGTCGGATGTCCAGCTGGTTGAAGTCTCCCTCCAGCAGCTCGCTGGCCTCTTCAATCCAGATGCCCGTGATGTTGTAGATAGACTTCAGCTTCTCAACGTCATCCAGTCCCGCGAAGATGATCTCGCTGCCGTTTTGGAAAGAGATGGTCAGGTCTGATTTGTTGGCCTTGTACCCGCTGTCCGGGTAGAACTCCGCCAGCTGTCCCAAAAGCTGCTTGAAGCAGCTCTCTCGCAGCGTCCTCGCTACCTTGCGGCATACGAGGAAGCGGTGCCCCGGCTCATTCACCGCCCGCTCCAGCACCTTCCGCCCCGCGAAGATGGACTTGCCCGAACCGCCGCCGCCCTTCAGCACCAGATACCTGTGTGTGTCAGCGAACAGCGGCAGGAAGGTTTCGTTGTTGGTCTCCCGCAGTCCCTCGTACCACGTTACGATTTCATAGAGCTTGTCGATCTCCTCGCGGCTCATGGCCTTCAGCTCAGAGGCCGTCCACTTCGTCTTCATCGCACTCGCTCTCCCCGTCATCCGCCCGCAGCAGCGCCAGCTTCTCGTGGTAGGTGGCAGCGTGCTTCATGCTCTCGCGGGTGTCCTTTCCCAGCTCGACCTCCTGCTTCTGCTTCCAGCCGTAGTTGTTCTGCAGGTTGAAGATGATGCCCTGCACGCCCTTCTCCCGCGTCAGCAGCTCCTGCTCCAGATACGCCTCGATGCGGGTTCGCGCCCCTTGGCATATCCCCGCCAGCTCCGGATGCAGCGCAGCGTCCGCGTAGTTCTGCCATGTGCTCCGGTCAATGCCCAAATACAGGCACATGCCCGTCACGCTCGGCGGCACCACGAACTGCACCACCTTGATCTCCTCGCCGTCATCGTTGCGGATGATGCCGCCGGTGTCGTCTCTGGCCGGAATCGTCCGCGATATGCTGCGAAAATAACGCTCGATTGCTTCCTGCAGTCCCTTTTTCGTGTATTTTTTCGGCCTTCCTGCAGCCATCTGCGCCACCTCCTTGCTCCGGCGCTATAAGGTTCCCGCGCGTGCGTGCGCGTATCGTGCGCGCTTGTCGTGGGGAAAAATTAAAATTTGCCGCACATCTTCCGCCCACCCCTCGAATGATCTTGCTGTGCTCTTACCCGCTGGCTGTGTGCGCCAGCTCACGCTATCATGGTACGACAAAAAGTGTGTCGCTGAGTTGCAACTTTGCCGAAAATGAAAAACGCACGCAGGTGTGTTCCTGCGTGCGTTCTGCGTGTGTTTTTACAGCTGCGTTGGAAAGTTCTCGTAATACTTCCGCACCTTCCTGTACAGCGTGGTCTTGTCCATGTGGTGCCGCATAGCCAGAGCCGTGGCGCTGGCATCCGTGGTCACAAACTCGAATAGCGCCTGATAATACTCTCCGCCGTGTTCCAAACACAGGTTCAGGATTTTCTGCTGCGCTTCCTCGTCCAGTTCGCGGTATCTGCGGGAGGTGAAGTAGATATACCCCTGACGGTTGTAGTCTGCCTTCACGCCGCGCTTATATCGAAACATCTGCTTCCACCTCCCGTGTTATCATACGCCCGCGAAGCTCTCCCGGATGATGCCCCCCGCCGTCTCAAAGGCGATCACATGGTATCGTCCCAGCGGATGGATGTATACCACCGTCCCGCTGTAGGCGCGCTTGCGTGCTTTCTTTCTCCGGTGCCGGTCTCTGATCTCTTCCGTCTCTCCGAAGGTCTCCGGCACCTGCTGCACTCTGTCTCCGATTTTCACAGCGCTTTCCCTCCATGGCGGTACGGGCGCGTGCGGTTGTACGCGTGCTTCTGCTCCAGCACCGCTTCCACATCCACGCCTTCCTTCCCGCACCAGTCCAGAATGCGGATAAGGCAGTCCACCATCTCCGTGGCGATGCCCTCCGGCTTGCAGCTGTGCTCCGGCTTGCCCTCTGCTTCGCACTGTGCTTCCTTGTCGCAGTGCCCGCAGCAGTCGTAGATCATGGGCTTCCCGTTGCGGTATTCCTCCAGTGCCTCGGACAGCTCGCTGTGACACAGCGCCACAATGTCTCCGAAGCTGCGCGGCTCGTCCCACCAGCCATGCTCTACCGCGTTCTGATGGATGTCCTGTGCCCACTCGTTCAGTGTCTTTGCCATATTCAGTTCCTCCCGGTTATGTATTGTCCCGCATCAGGATACCCCTGATGGAGTACGCTTTTTCATGCGCGCAGGCTGCGCCGCCGAAGAACAGTTCCACTCACGCCTGCGCATCTCGAAGTGGATATATGTCCCTCGGTTGATATTGTTCTTGTAGCAGGTGGCCTCCACCAGCTGAAAGTCCGGGTAGTGGTCTTCAAACCACTGCCACTGCGTTCCGCACTCGATGGCCTCCTCAATGTCCGCTATGTCATCCATGTTCAGCTGGCCGTCAAACTGTGCGCACTGCGGAATGGTCAGGTTCCGGCTCTGGTTCCAGCGCTTGAAGAAGTGCTTGTCCTTGGCGATGTAGTGCGCAAGGCCGGTCACGCCGGATTCGTTGAACTGCAGCCGCTTGCTGTTGGCATAGCCCAGCCCCCATACCTTCTCGATGGTGTCGCGGTCTAATCCGCCGCTGAGAATGACATGGTGGTGCACTCTGCCGTTGGTCTTACCGTATTCCGTGCAGCTGATGTACTTCAGTTCCAGCCCCAGCTTTGCATACCGGCGCTTCAGTCTTCGGATGTAATTGCTCATGATGTGCTGCGCTTCCTCCTCCGTCTGCGGCTCTTCGCCGGGACGGTAGGTCAGATGCAGGGCAATGTCATCCTCTGTGAAATTGCTGTGCACCAGACGGGTCAGTTTTTTCTCTGCGTTCTTCTGGTTCAGCTTCTGCTGAATTTCGCTCGTGGGCTTGCACCGCGATCTCCGCTTCCCCGGCGCTTGGAATACAGGATATATGTCTCCGTCCATGTAATCGCCGCAGACATATACGCTCTCCCGGTTGAATGTTCTCCCTGTGTACATCTCCGCAGCTCCTCTCTGGTTGCTAAGTTAAGATTGGTTACAAGCCTGAATTCGCGCGTGCGCGCGCGAATTATATATAAGTGTTCAGCCTGCCATCGTCAGTGCCGGGAGGCTGTCCCCGGCAGACAGGACGCACAGCGCGCCCTGTTTCGGCTATGTGGATAAATAATGCCCGTAGCACCACGCTGGCGGTGCATTCCCTTCCACGCACGCTTCCTTGCCCTTCGGAAAAAGCTGTGTCACCCGCCCGTAGGCGCTCTGCGGTTTCATCATGGGAACGCCGTCCGCCCGCGCCGGTGCGCGTTCCTCCGGCCTTGCCTTGTATCCGCAGCGCAGCGCGTCTGTGTCGCGGCTCCATTCCTCCCGGAAGGCATGTGCGCAGCTGCTGCAGCTCGGTCTCATGTTTTCTCCTTCCCGCGCGCACGCGGCGCGCGGATTGTTTCGATCTCAGATTAAAGGTAGAAGCCGAAGGCCACGCCACCCGCATAGCTCGCGCCGTTGTAGTAGGCGTCGCCGTCGCTGTCGACAATGCAGAAATCCGTGGAGTTGCTGCCATACGGAGAGCGGAGCCAGTACCACCATGTACCGTTCCCCGGCCTTTCTTTCACGCGTCTGCGCTCCGTGCTGAACAGCTCCAACTGTGTCTCGTCGGTGTCCGCTGGTGCCCAGTCCTCCGCGTTTTCCCTGCCGAACATCTCCGTGAACGACGGCAGCCACAGCTTGTCCTCGCTCTCCAGTCGTTCGCCGTCCATGGTCTGCACGATGCGACGCGGCACGATCATCTCCCGCAGCTCATCCGGCAGCATGTGGATAATGGTTTCGTTGAGCCACAGGCGCATCTCGCTGTCCCGCCAGCCGCCTTTGTTGGTCATGCGCTTGTTCATCCCGTGTTCGTCCTTCATGCAGTCCTTCAGCAGGAAAATCAGGCCGTGCTCCGTGGTGCCCGCGGCCTGCACCGTCAGCTCTTCGCCGGTCTTCAGCGTGATGTCCAGCTCATCTCCCACCTGCAGCAGCTCCTGCAGCTTTCCGTCCGCCTGCGCCTTCTTAATGGTGTTCCACTCGATCTCGCTTGTGATGGTCTTTCTGATATTCATGGGGCATCCTCCTGATTATCTGTACCGTTCATCCCACGGTACGAAGTATTTTCCGCACGCCTTCTTCAGGCGCTCGTCCACCTTGCCCTGCGTGAACCATATCTGCTTGTCGGTCTTTGCATCCGCGAGGCACATTTCCGCATAGCTCATAAAGGTCTGGTCGTAGCAGTCGCTCAGCTTCTTCAGCCGCTCTTCGCCCCAGCCGAAGTCTTCGTGCATGGTGATGAGCATCATATCCTTGCACTGCTGCAGCGTAAAGCGCCGGGTCTTCTCATCCCGAATAGCTTGCTGCGCCGCCAGCTTCTGTAGGTATCCGCTCTGCTTTGCCATCGCTTATCCCTCCAGTGTTTCCTTCAGCGCCAGCAGCTTTTCAATGGTGTCCTCATAGGCTGCCTCCAGCAGCACCGCGCAGTCTGCCATGCCCTCGTTGCCGTATGGGCAGCCCCAGTGTTCCTCGCTGCTGCATACCCGCTTGCCGCAGGCATCCATCAGCTCCACAGTCTGCCGCGCGTCCTTCAGCTCCTTCAGCAGCCCCTGTGCCTTTCGCAGCGTCTCAGGCTCCAGATCGCTGCGCTCGTATTCCCGCAGCTTCTCGTAGCAGCGCCGCTGATCGCATCGTCCATCCTCGCAGAAGCTCCCGCCGGGGATGAAGTCACACTTGGCAATGTCGCAGAAGGGAAGGTCGGTGTCCACTGTCAGCCGTTTCATCTGCCGCACACCGCCGGTCTGCTCTGCAGCTCTCCGCCGCAGGCCGCATAGCCCGCAAGGTCTACCCAGTTGTCGCTCTTGCCGTGGCCGGTTGCGATGCGCGCGATCTTCAGCAGCGCCAGCAGCGCCGCCACATCCTCCGGCACGATGCAAACATCCGTCGCCGGGGTTCCGACGCACTTTTCTTTGATGTAGGTCTCCCACAGCTCACCGATGACGCGGAAACTGTCCTCCGGTGTGCCGTAGTCTTCTTCTCTCTGTCCGCACACGCAGACCTCCGCCGCGTGCAGCAATTCGCTTCTCGTCATCATTCGTCCTCCCCGTGCAGCACCGCGATGTTTGCCAGCACGCTGGCATTCGTCCACTCCATGGCCAGCAGGATCGCGCTGCGCTGGAACTCGCCCGCCAGCGCGCAGAATGCGTCGCCGTTATGGTCTTTCACCGCGCTCCACATATCCTTGTGCACGTCCTTGATGGCCTTCATCCGGCTCTCCACATTCTCGATGTTTTCCTTCAGCTGCGCCCATGCCTCCCGGTCACTGGCAAATCCGCGTCCGCGTTCTTCCATAATTCCGCTCAGCAGCTCCGCAGAGGTCGCCTGCATGTTGCCCATCAGCTTCTGCTGTGCGCTCAGGTTATCCATGCCGCACCTCCATGATCTCCCAGTCCTCCGCCAGCATGTCCGTCTGGCTTGCCAGCCACGGCACGCAGCTGCGCGGTGCATCCGGATTGTTGCTGCGCAGGCCGGTGGTGTCGATGTAGATGTACGGGCTGGTCATCTTGCTGTGCTCATCCGGCACCTGCAGCTTGATGAAAATGCCCTTGCCGTTCCAGCCTCTGCGCCGAACCGGCCAGCCGCAGCGCAGCTTGCTCAGTGCCCAGCCAAAGTCGTGCGTTTTCACTTCCGCCGCCTCGCACTTCGCAGCGTGCTCCTCGTCCGTCCTCTTCTGCAGGGCATAGCCCTCCAGCTCCCACAGCCGGTTCTCGATGTGCTGCAAGCACAGTCTCTTGCCCAGTTCCGTGTCGTAGTTGGCTGGGTCTACGCACGCGCTGCTCTCCGTCAGGATGAAGCCGTTGCGCAGCCGCACCGTCACCACCGTGCACTTGCCGAACTCCGTGCGCACCTGCACGTCCGCGCTGTTCAGCAGCAGGTCGATCTCTGCCTGTGTTACCTTGATGTCGCTCATGTTCATTTCCTCCTGTCATTTTGTTTGTATATCGTCCGCCCCCACTGGCAGCGTGGGCAGAGGTATCCGTCCTTGGGTATCGTTTGGCCTTTGGCGATGTTCCATCTTAGCCCGCAGCCACGGCAGGTCTCATACCGCAGCCCCGGTATCTCCCGCGCTTCCCGTTCTCTCATGCGCCTGCCTCCCGGTACAGCTTTGTTCTTCCGCTTTCGATGTGGCAGCGGTTGATGAGCGGTCTTTGCTTTCTTCCGCCATCCAGAATTACCCTGAGATCGTCCGGTGTCCGGATGATCTTTTCCACGGTTGTAACCATCAGCCACTCGTGGCTTTCCGTGGAACAGTCATATATGACGGTCATGCCCACCTGAAGCTCATCCCATGCAAGCCTCCGCCCGTGTTCCTCTATGTATGCGCCCACGCGCAGCGCAGCGGGGAAGAGGCTCAGCTGTTCCATCCGCTCACTCCTCATACGGGCTTTGCAGGCTCCAGTCCCAAACTTGCCCGCCGTCCCACTCCGTCCGGAAGTGGTTGTGTTCTCCGTCGCCGGTGAAGAAAAGGTATTCCCTCGGCAGCACTCTTCCGGTGTCAGTCTTCCCGTCCTTTTCGTCCAGCCACCGTTCGATCACATCCAGCGCCAGCTCCTCCAGCTCCGGCAGCAGCGGATGATCTGCTGCATATCCATGGAACTGGTACGGCTTTGTCACCACAGCAATCACGCCCGCCGGTGTCGCATCCCGTGCATCGTCTGCTCGGTTCAGAATGCACCACACCACCGCTGCCCGCTCTGTTGTTCCGCACACCATGGCCTCTCCGTATACGGTCTTGGCGATGTACGCCGCCGCATCCGTCCATGCGCTCATGTCCCGCTCAGGTTCTTCCTGTCGGATGACCGGCTCTGGCATGTACGTCACATAGGTCTGCGTCAGCTTCTCGGCCACCGCCTCGTCCTGCTCAATCGGCTGCGCCGTTGTGCTCAACATCAGCAGGTTAGCCACCACCGCCGCCAGCATCATCATCGCCGCCGCTGCCGCAAGTGCTCTCTTTCTCATTCCATCCACCCCGCCAGCCACGCGAACAGCGCCGCCGCGCACATGGATGCAGCCATCATCAGGAAGCCCGCGCCCAGCGCGATGCTGTCCTGCTCCACGCCTCCGCCGATGCCCAGCATCAGCAGGAAGCTCAGTCCCGCCAGCGCACCCCACACGCTCTTCAGTGTCCGGCGCTTGCGCCTATGTACCGTGCGGTATCTCGTCTCCATGTTTTTCCCTCCGTCTAAAACGGCAGCTCGCCGTCGTCTTCCGTGATCTCGTCGTAGGCGTTCCCGCCCTGCTGGTAGATGTCCGCCACCTGCTCCAGCTTCTTCGTGTCGCCGAAGTACAGGTTGGTGGCGTTCAGCTCCGTCTCCTTGCGGGTCTGGTCGTGTTTGTCCTTCCATGTGCGTGTCTGCAGGCGGCCTGTGGCCACCACCATCCGCCCCTTGCCGAAGAACTTGCACAGGAACTCTGCCGTGCCTCGCCATGCCACACAGTCGATAAAGTCCGTGGCACGCTTGCCATCTTCCCCCGGCTTGCCGTCTCGCTCCACCGCCAGCGTGAAGCTGCACACCGGCGTGCCGGTGTTTGTCCGCCGCAGCTCCGGGTCAGCGGTCAGCCGCCCCATGATGGCCGTGTCATTCAGCATCGCTCTCAACCTTTCTCTCGATGGATTTCATCAGCTTCAAAAAATCAGCCGCCTGCGGATATTCGCCCGTGTCGTCGCGGACGACCTCCGCCAGAAAGCTCTGAAGCTCTCGCCAGCAGGCGGTATAATAAATCTCGTTTCGATCACTCTGCATCTGTTTATCTCCACTTTTCCATGATGTTCTCCGCCGCTTCCTTCGTCAGCCCGATGAAGTCCTCGTCCGTCGTGCCTATCAGGATGGCGTTGCCTACGATGGCATCGTTGAAGAGGTATGCCATGTCTGTGGCCAGTCGGTTCACCGGCATCCCCAGCAGCTTGCCCTCCTCGTTGATGATGAGCGTCAGCCCCACGCCCTGCTCATGGCTCCATTCGCCCGCCAGCGCCGTGGGCACCGTTTCAATATGGCCTTCTACGATCTCCTGCAGCGCCTTCAGGTCTAAGCTGTCGCCGGGGTAGCAGTGCAGCAGCACCGTCTCCTCGTTTGGCCTGATGATGATCGCATATCTCTCCATGCGTTTTTCCTCCTTCACCAATTCACGCACAATTCCTCGTCCAGAATCTGAAATGTTCCGGTCGGCTTCTCTTCCGTGGGCTGCAGGTCTTCCTCATCCAGATAGTTCCTGCCGAACTCCCGCATGAAGTCCTCCTTCGTCCAGCCCATCCGCTCCATGGCCATCTTCTGGCCGTAGCGGTGCAGCTCGTCCATGGTCTCCCGGCAGCTGTGCACCGCTTTCTCCCCGAAGATGTGGCAGCTTCCGTGGCACAGGTAAACTGTCAGACCGTACTTCTCGCTCTTCTTGCGGTATGCGCCGCCGAAGATGTGGTGCTTGTCCAGCGGCTCCGCCGTCCCGTTCCTGCCGCACAGCCAGCAGCTTCTTCCTGTGTACATCTTTCTGCCTCCTTCAGGTTTCTGCGGCGTGTCTCTTGCAGCGCCCGTCCACGCCTACGCCTTTGAACTTGCCCTTGTTCGCTCTCGCGCGGGCAGCGTCCAGCCGTGCCTTGTCGATGTCGTACTCGAATCTGCCGTTCGCATCCAGCTTGTCGGTCATGCCCCGGTTCAGCTCGCGGTATACGGAAGTCTCGTGCAGTCCCACCGCATCCGCGATGTCGCCCACCTTCCAGCCATCTTTGTACAGCCTTGCGATCTCCATGCGCACCTCGTCATCCATGACCTTGTATTTCAATTCAGTGCTCAACCTTCTCACTCCTTCCGCCCGTTTGAGCATAAAAAAATATCGCAAGTCGAACCGTTTAGGTTCTTCTTGCGATATATTTTACAGGTTGCCATGCGTCCCGGTTCTTCTCCCCCAGTTCATCCAGCTTGTGATCCACGGCGTCTTCAAACCGCTTCATCACGCCCTTTTGCCACAGGCCCGCCAACAGCGAACCGATGGCGATGACCAGACACAGCCGGAACAGCCACTCC